AGCTGCGGCATAGCAGACGACATCGCTCCTTGCGTGTATGTGTTGAGCGCGTCCTGCCCGCCTGCAAGGTGGGTCACGTAGCGATTCTGCGCGGTGTCGGCGCTAGACTGAGCGTTGCCTGAACGTGTCCGTTCCGCCTCGGCTTCAGCCGCTAGCTGTTGAGCTGTCTTAGTCGCCATCGTGTTCCCCCTGTTTCTCTTTGAGCTCCGCCTCCACCTCGTCACATGCGTCCAGCCACTCGATCGTCTCTTCCACCATCGGCCCGACTCGATGAGTCCACGGAACCTTATCGCTCTTCACCATCGACTTGAGCTTCTCCCACTCGGTTTTCTCGAGCAGGAGCTCACGAACGAACAGGGTCCGATCCGGCGCGATCGCCCTCTCCTGGCCCGGCTGCTCCTCGGAAATGTCCTGGAGCTTCTCGCCGATCCGGTTACAGAGCTTCAACTGCTCGAAACCCTTGGCCATGTCCGGGAAGGCGACACAGAACCCCGTCCAGACGATATTGAAGAAACCGTCGCCGTCTTCCCCCTCCGGGAATACGAGCTTCCGAGCGTTCTTTTTGGCTGTCTTCTTGGACACGAATCCTCCTACGCCGTGATGAGTCCTAAGCTGCAAAGCGCTGCGTGAATACCAGCAGCACTTACTGCAACCCCTGTTGGTCGAGAAACCGGTGCTGTCGCAAAGAAACCGGCTTTAGATCCGTCGTGGTTCAGATCGCCGTTAAGTTCAAGCTCAGTATCCACATACAGTGTATCATCTGAGTCATCGTAGTACATGAACACGTCTGACCCTGCGACGAATCGCATCCTATCTTGATGTGCGTCGATGTAGTATGTACCAACGTTTGTATCATAGTCAGGTGCGACAACAAGACGAAGCTCACCACCTTCAGGCTGTCCGGTCCCACCGGCTTGAAGTATAAGGGTGCCGACTGCCGTATCGGCAGTGCCAACCCACAGAGTGTTTGTAACCGTTACCCCACCACCAGCCGGACTAAGGGTCATGTTGCCATTAGAGGTAATTGCTAGCGCGTTCAAACCGCCGATGTAGTCGTAGAAGTTGATTGAATGATCAGTGGCGCACGTCAACGACCAGTAGGAAGTGGGCGATGAGCCGTCCCTGAAAATCACTTGCGACTGCTCAACCCCAGAACCATCAAGGCCAGATTCTAGGATGATGTAAGCATTATCTGTGGTGCTTTTCACATACAGATATGCACTGGTTGTCGCTGATGAGACAATTACGTGACCGGTTGGACTGATTGTAAGATCGCCATCCTGCGTCGCCAAGAGCACTGAAGCCCCACCAACCAGATCATAGATCTGGAAGGCGTTGCCATTGGTCTTCTGAACCACCCAGGTGTCAGTCGTGTAGTCTCGGAAGTAAATACGGGAGTACGTAGTTTCTGAGTTGTCACTATCACTTATGAGATAGAGATGCGCTGCACTGGTATTCGTAACCGTCAATGTGGTGTTTACTATCACATCACCGCCGTTGGGGTCGAGAATAAGATCACCCGCAGGCCCTAATGTCATGTCGCCGTCTGAAACGGCATAGATGAGCGAACCACCATAGATAGCATCGTACAATCGAAACGCATGGGCGCTTGTGCTTCCAAGCTGCCAATATGGTGTAAGCTCTGATCCGTCACGAAAAACAATCGTCCCTTCTTCAGCGGGACCATCAATTCCTGAATCCATATACAGATAAACATCGCCCGTTTGTGACCGGATATAGACTGTGTCTTCGAACCACGCGTCTGCCGCAGTGAGATTCCCACTAAACGTCCCCGTCGTCGCGCTGACTCCGCCGTCTTTAAGCTCCACACCATCAACTGTGACCCCCACGCCATCTGAGTATTCAGCAACTACATCGGTCTCAACGTTCGACGGACACCGCACGAGGTCGTTGAACCAAGCCTCTACCCCATGCTGGAATAGAGCACTCAGCCCGCCACCTGCCGACATTAGGAGAACGCCGCCAGCCTGATAGAATCCAATACCTGTAGCGTCAGCAAATGACAAACCGGGAGCTGCACTCGAACCGCTAGGGCCTCGTACCGGATAACCGAACGTCCACTGTCCACTGATCGTCTCGTTGCTGGCAACACGGGCCAGGATAGAACCGTCAGTAATCTGCGACTCAGCAATCGTGAGTGCAGCCTCGTGTTGAGTGACATTGCTTTCAGCGATCCGCGCATCTGGCATGTCGCCTGTGAGCTGCGTGCAGGCGATCGCGAGTGCCCCCTCGTGCTGCTTTACCACGCCTTCTGGCACCTGTGCGTCAACGAGGCTCCCGGCGATCGAACCGAGCGTCTGATATGTGGCCTGATAACCTTCACCGTTCGACACCAGCGCGTACCCCTCGGTACCCGCTTCCGGTCGATCGGACGAGAGCGCTACGTGCCGCTGAAGCGCCAGCATGTTGGGATCGGTCGTCCCGAACGGAAAAGCGAATCTACTCATCCCACCAACCTCAGAGCCTTGCCGGATGCCGACATGTTGATGATCTCAGTTTCACCGTACTGGCTGTCGATCGTGACCGTCGCAACGATTCGCTTCCCCTTTTTCTTGAACGGAACGCGCATATCGACTTCCTCTTCGGTGTTCCCGCGAGGAGGTGGGCCACCGCTAAAGCTCTGTTGCGCCACGTTCACGCGATCGACGGTGACGTTCACCGTGATGTTGTATCCGGCCTTGTGCCGCATGGTGAGGTCGATTGACCTGAACACCGACTTCCCCGCATGGCCCGAGGGGTAGTTACCCCACGTCTCGACATAGGCGTCGTATGCGGCATACGTGCCGTCCCGTTGTAACTGTCGGCGTCCCACCCCGTAGCAGAGGATCCGCGCGCCCGCACGTTCACCGAAGTACGTGTACGGCATTATTCCTCTTCTCCGATGTAGTAGGACACGTTGCCAGAGGCCGGTTCGTAGTCGGAGTAGTTGCCGTCCTTCTCGTCGCGGATCGCGAAGTAATACCAACCCCAGGCATCCGTAACGTCGATCTGGACACTCGATATCTCGGTGTCCAGGCCGTAGACCGTCGCGAACGGCGGATCGGTCGGATCAACCGCATCCGGGCCATGCACATGCAGGTTGTGGGTTACTCCGCTCTCGCCAGAGTTCGTCCAACTCGCGACCAGATATGTCTTCCCCTGCCCTGCCGGGTTCCGGAGTTCGGTGACGTCCAAGTCGGTCGGCGGCTGCAAAGGCGTACCTCCTCCGCCGCCCTCGACTTCCTCGTTCGTGGTGAACTGCGTGCTGGCGTTAGGCCCGAGATACGCCGAAGCGGCGCCCCCTTTCTCGTGTCTCACTCGCCACTCATATGCGGTGTTGTGAGTCAACCCGGTGATCTTGTAGTGATTGCCATAGACCGGTTCTACGGGTATCTCCTCGCCGGCAACCGTCCAGACGGAGCCACCTTGCACCCGATACTCGAGTGTGCAGACACATCCGGGCGTGCGATCGCCATCGGTCCAATGGGCTTTCGCGACGGTCGTGCCGACTCCGGTGGTCGAGGGGCTCGTCGGTGGCCCCGCAGGCGGATCGGGTGCGTCCACTGGCTCCACCATCCCGGCGCACGCAACCCCGATGTCAATGTCGGTATCCGGCCCAAGAAACACCTGGCGTCTCGTGTCGAACGCTGCAATGATGGATTGCGTGTCCACCGAGGAAAGCGAGCTGATCGTGAGGTTATCCCAGGCGACGCCGGTGGCTTGTGATGATTGATGCTGAACCACGCCCATGAGATTGTAGTCGTCGTCGCCAGTCCAATCGGCACCAATCGTCAAGGTCCCGAGCGAGACCTCATTGTCCCCCGTGATCGGATCGGCCCTGAAAGCCGTCGCCACTCCGTTTTCTATCCGGACGCCCAGCCGGATGTACGCTGCATAAGCAAGGGCCACATCCCCCTCAAGTTCCACCTCATCCTGATCGCCCCCTGTGTCGTAGCGTCCGAACACGATGCTTACGAGATCGTCGTCCTCACGGCGCAACGTGATGAGACACATGTTGTTGGCATCCTTCACCAAGAACGCGATTCCGGGCCATCCATGAAGCGCCTGGCTGGCGCCTCGTTTCACGTCAGCGGAGAACTCGAAGTTGTCGCTGTAGAATTCCGTCGTGTACCACTTCCGGACCGCACCACTTCCCACCCAATCCAGCTCGTAGGCGTTCGACACTCGATGGATGAATCCATCCGCCAGCAACCCTTCGTCCGGAGCCGCTTCCGAACCCGACCCGTCGTCGTCCGATTCGACTTCCCACCCGCTAACGATGTTGCTGGCGTTGGCGAACACCCAGAGGATCTGGTCCCGGTCAACATCGTGTACAGCAACGATCGTGGAGGGATCGGAAATCGTCTCGATCGTGTTCGGTACGGCGTCCCACAGGGGCTCCGCGTTCGCGAAGCTGCGCATACGCATCGGGCCGCGCCTGGACCATACGTAGAGGTACCCTTCAGGTCCTTCGACTGCTGCCTGACCGCCTGCAAAACCGATAGCTCCGTCGATCGGTCGTTTATCCCACGAGTCGCGACCGGATCCCGCGATCGCCCAGACACCGTAGGGCGTCCCCACGAACAACACTTCACCGGCCACCACGGCACCCACAACAGTTTCCCGTGCACTCCTTACTCTGTGGCCGACTCCCATGCTATCTGACGAGGAGAACGCAGCGAAGAAGGGGCCGGAGAACCGTAGGAGCTCGGGCCGGTCGTTCTCTGTTCCCGTACCGTGCCCGTGGCCCCATCCCCAGAGGTGTTGATTGAAACTCACCACTCCTCTGAAGTACACGTCTCCCGCACCCTCGCCTGACAGATCCTCGGACATATCCACGAGGCCTCCGGACACCGTGTACTCGCGAGTCTTGTAGGTCACACCCGCGTTGCTGTGCGCGATGTACGCCGTACCCAGGCCCTCGGCCACGTAGATGACAGCCGGATCGGTCGCGCTAGACCATAGGGTGCCAACGGGTTCAGGTGTGAGGTTGCTCTGCAAGGCTCCGCCCGAGTTGTACCACCCGCTGAAGTCGGATTCGAGACGGTACAGGTAAAACTTGTCCGTCGCCGTCGAATGCCCAACAGCCAGCACCCAGTCGGCAAACGGCGTGATTACGAGAACGGACGTGATATTCGCCGGTGTGCCCTGGTCGTCTTTCAACGTCATGGCGAGCTGCGTACCTGGCGCCACCATGAACCGGCCAATACCAGAAAGCCCCATGTTCCTCGCTGTACGACATGCACCGCGAAGGTCGATGGCCTCGTTCGCTCCATCGACAATCCCCTTCGTGAAGGGACCGAACGGCCACGGCTCACGCATCAGGCTGCCTCTCGTGGCGAGCTCGTACCGCTACATCCTCATGCCTCAAGTGCGCCTCGAACGCCTGGAGCACCCGAGCTTCTTCGGCTATCAGCGCCTCGTACTCCCTGGACTCGCGGCCCACGTCCTTGATGCACATGACGATCGCGAGGTGGAGCTCAAGGAGCGCGTTGAACTGTTCGGGCCAGCGGGCCTCCAGAGTGTTGTTGGCGTGATTGGCGGCATATGCGATGTCCAATGCCGCATGTTGGGCCGCGTGGTAGAAGTTGAGCTTGTCACCGTTCACGCTGGCGCTCGGATCACCCGTTCCGCCAACCGAGTAGTAGCTCCCACCGAAGAAATAGACGCGGGGTGCGAGATCGCATTCCTTGTCCTCAAGCGGGACCGAATGAACCTCGTCGCCGGTGGTCAAGACGGCATCGGCACCCGTTCCGGCATCACCAGCCGACTCGATCAACACCACCGACTCAACGTCCGCGGGCGCGTCCCACTTGGAGCCGTCACCCGTCACTTCGGAGATCTCGCCGAAGTAGTACGGATTCGCATCCGCGGCGATCACGTAGAGCTGCTGCAAGCGATCGTTGATCTTGACGATCGACTCGTCCTCCTCCATGAGGACGTTCTCTTCGTTCGCCGTATGCCGGGCGTTGGCGCCGTCAATGATGTCTTGGCAAGTGGTAGCCATTTACCACTCCTCTCTCACGTAATGCGCTCCAGCCTGGCGCTGGCCAGCCACCGCGAGGAAGAAATCGTCTTGAGCCTCGGTCAACTCGCTGACGAACTCGTTCTTGTCGATCTTCGCCGCTTTCCGCGCTACAACGATCGACGCCATGAAGAGGACGAGCTTGGCAACGAGTAGGTCGGATGCGTTGTCCGGCAACGAGATCTCGTCGTCCAAGGCAGTGAACAGGTCCGGGATCGCCACGTACTCGAGGTCGATCGACTCGACGGTCGTCCAGTCCTGTGAGTATCCGCACAGGTAGAGGATTCCGTCCTTGATGTAAGCCGGGAATCGGCCCATCGGGTTCAGCCGATCGGAGTACTTCACGATCGTCAATGGGTCGTTGTCGTCCGTCACGTCCGTCAGGTTCACCGTTCCGCCGATCACCTGGACGTTGGCCGGCAAGGTGTACCCGGTCGAATTCCAGAGATACGTGGCCAGGTACGACACGTTCTGCTTGGTCGCGATATAGTCGGCGTTCCAGTTCAGGATCTTGTTCACCAGGCGCCGCTGATACTGCGACAGAAACCGCATCGCGGCCTTGTCCCCGATCATCCTCTCGGTGAACGCGGGATGGCGGTCGCGCGCGGCATCTATGATTTCCGCAACTGTTGTGGCCACGGCCTACTCCTCTTCTGGTGTCTCCCCCTTGGCCTTCTTTTCCCGTTCCGCCTTCACCTTCGCAGCCTCGGCTTCTCGCTCAACCTTCCGCTTGTCGGCGTTCAGCGCCATGTCGATCTGGTCGATCACGCCGGGACGCGGCTCGTCCTTCTCCATCTCTATCTCCCACAGGAACTTCAGGGCGCCTTTCCTTGGCCCCTCGGCCCGTTTGATCTCCGCCTCGAAGTACTCGTCGTACTGGTCGGGATTCTCCAGGAGATCGTTCTGAAGCTGTTCGATCGACACCGCCAATGCGGGCGGCTCCTCGGGCTCCAGCCCAGGAATCGGCGCTGACGGTACGTTCGGCTTGTTGGGATCGCGAGGCGGCACCTTCTCGGTGCACAGCACCTTCTCGCCGAAGATGTTGGCTTTGGAAGCCTCTTCGCGCTGTTGCTGTTTGAACGCCTTCTCTCCAAGCACTTTGGGACCTAGTGAATACTCTGGCACGGTGCCTCCTATAGTTCTTCAGCTCGGTGTCAACGGTGACGGTCGGGCCTTTGGTCGAGCCCTCCCACTTCTTGCCGAAACTCCACGCATCCCCGGCTTGCATGAGGGCGAGCTCCCTGGCATAGGCCCGGCGTCTCTTCATCTCGTCCCGTCCGTCGATCGCACGGAGCTTTTTCTCCACCGTGCTCTCGCGAAGGTTTCGGTAGTTGTAGTCGGCCTCTTTGAGGTCGGCCACGATATGCCCTTCCGAATACCAAAGCGGGAACGTTGCGATCCGCCTGAAGCCTTGCATCGTCAATCTTCCAAACAGGAACATCCGAACAACGACTGCGCTGTTCGGACCGAGGGAGCGTTCCACCATCATCTGTCCGGCGCGATTGCGGAAGGAATTGGGGTCGATGATGCCGACCACCCACTTCCCTGCCATCGCGTTCACTACTTCCATGCGTGGATCGACTTCCTCCCGGAGCCGCTCAAGCAAGCTCGCGGGTGGTTTGATCGCGTATGGATCGTCTATCAGTCGCATGGTCCTCCAGGGAGAGGGGCCGAAGCCCCCCTCGGTTAACTCAACTGGTTCATGTGCAGAACTTCGCCGTTCAGCGGGCTCGGCTTGAAGCCGACAACCACGTCGGGGTCAGTGACCGCCAACGTCGTCCCGGAGGCGAGAACGACGATATGTCCGTTTCTGTGTCCACGTGTGGGCTCCACCGGGGAAGGCAGCGATGCTGCCTGTACGGTGTCAGCCACGAAAGGTGTTGCCTGGACAGCGTACATGGTGTTGTCAGGCACCGAGTCCGGTACGAACGTGACAGCAGCGGCGTCCACCGTGGTCAGCTCGTCCGTGTTGCAAGTGAAATTCCCGGAATCGGCCTCGATGAGGATGTAGCCGATCCTGAGTTTGCCAGGCGTCGCGCCCGGCAAGGCCGCAATCGCTTCGGCGGCAGTGTCGAAGGCCATGTTTGTTGTCTGGCCACGACCGTCGATCAAGTTCACACGACTCGTGATCGTGCCGGCCGCGTCGATCTGGAGCAGGATGGCACCAAACTTCTCGGCTGTAACCACATGAGCCGCTGTGAAGTCCCAGTTGTCCTCGGCTGTCTTGCTGTACTCCACACCGTCGATGATGTAGGTGAAGGCGCCGAACGACACGTCTTCCAGCTCGCCGACTGTCGCTGCAATCGTCGGAGCCGAAACGAGACGGTCCTTTGTTTCCGGATAGATCTCCAGGGTTTCGAGGTCGCTGGCGTCTACCATATCGTCGGTGTTGGCTGTCCAGGTGCCGGCATCGGCTTCGACCAAGAAATGACCGATCTTGATGTTGCCGGTATCCGGATCCGGAAGGGCTGCGATCGCCTCGGCGGCGGTGTCGTAGTCCTGCGGGGTACCTACGACCTTGGTGCTGATCGTACCCGCCGCATTGATCTGGATGAGCACTGCACCCCACTGATTGAGCGCCACCACATGGGCAGCCGAGAACGAGATCCCCGATTCGGCGTCCTTGTGGTATGTGACACCATCAATGCAGTAGTCGAAGTTGCCGCACTTGAAGTCCTGCACGTCGTCGGCGACCGTGCGGCGATCGATCGCGAGACGCGGGTTCGTGAGAACGCCATCGTAGTTGGCCGAAGGCACAACCACCTCAACGTCGCCGATACCGCTCATTGCGCGGCACCACAGATCGACCGTGGCCACCTCGAACCGGAACCCCGGTTTGATGACTGCAAGGCGTTTGTCGCCGGTGTACCCCAGGAGGTTGGCCGACACGAGATCGGCTTCGTCAAAGGCGTCCGTCTGGCCATCCCAGTCGGCGCTGTTCGTTTCCAGCGTAATGACACCGATCCCGATCTTGCCTGCATCGGGTGCCGGTACGGCTGCCAGGGCTGCGGCTTCGTCGGCGTAGTCCTGATCGCCTGTGTTGGGGTTGGATTTCGTGGTGATGTTGCCGTCCTTGTCCACCATCACGAGGATGTGCATCCACGTCCCGATGTCGGTGGCATGAACGGCTGAAAGTGAGATGCCCTCTTCCAGGGCCTTGGAGTAAATCTGCCCATCCAGGACATACGTGAACGCCGATACGTCAAACGTCTCGGGTGTCGCGTTCACTGAAAGAGTGACCGGGGTGAGCACCCCGTCATGAAGCGGAGCTACGCGGCGGAACTCGCGCGCGATCTTGGCATCCGCATGAATTTTGGAATCTTGGACCGCCATCTCATTCTCCCTCGTAGAGGATTAGGCTGCGGCGGGGAGGTCGCCCTCCCACGCCGTTGATCATATGTGACCGATATAGATCACATTTGTTATGCCACTCGGACCAGATCCTCGATCCGGAAGCTCTTTCTCGGACCCAGGCAACCCAACTGCTTATACAGATTCCCCACGGCGTAGAACACGTCCTTCCGTCCCGTGCCGTCAGTCACACGGTTCCAGATCGCGCCAGTCAGGTCGTCCCACTCCCAACCACCGAGGGTCCAACGCTTGAACGTGTCGGTCTGGAGCCCGAAACAGAGTTGAGGCGGCATCTTGCGGCAAACGCGGAGCTGTGCCTCACGATCGGAGAACAGCACCGACAGCTTACCCTTACCGCCGGTGAACGAACGGGGATCGTTCAGTACCTTGTCGCCCTTCAAGGACTTCCAGTACGAACGCGCACCCGAACGGGATGTGACCACCACGTCAGGCTTTCCGCCGCCCTTCACAAAAGTCTCGTCGTCGGCGTAGATGAGCATGTCCTCGTTCAGTGTGCCATCGAACCCGAGAGAACCGTCATCACCGTCGATAACGATAGAATTCCAAAGCGTGTAGGATCCACGAGCAAGGTTCTGGAACGTGGCCAGAACTGATCCGTCGTCCACCATACCCGTCAATCCCATGAACTCTCTGTCATCCACAGATGAACCAGAGTCATCACCCGGGAAGATGTAGTCGTTGTCGGCTACACCAGTGGGCAGGGCGTCGATGTTCAGGATCGTCTCGGTCGCGCTCTGGGTTATGCTCTCAACCTTAGCCGACTGGCTGGAGCCTGCACTCCGGAGCGGGCTGCCATCGGCAGCCACTGAGAACACGATCGTCTCGCCTTCCAGGAATTGCAGGAACGCATCCTCGAGGCCCGCGATACCCATCGCGGAGTCGATCTGGAGTGTGGTATCCGGAGAGGCGTCGTTGACCCTCGCCTTGATACCGGCACCGTAACCGAGCGTCATGCGGTCGAGCTCGTTGTTGAGTCGGGTCACGAGGTCGGGCAATGCCCGCTCGGCCCAGTCAAGGAATGCCCCACGGTCAGAGCGTACACGCCGCATCACGTCTCCGGACATCTCAACGGTACCCTGAACCTTTTTCAGGTATACACGTGCGTTCTTGATGAGCGGAGCGCCGGCGACAGGGATATAGTCGCCTTCCTTACGTGCACCGACACCAGCCGGGAGCTGGAAGTATTGGGCGGTTTCGATATATCGACCGCCAGTCGTTTCCTCAGTCTTGACGTTGTTGTCTTCCTCGAAGAGGTCGAGCAACTCGGAATCAGAAACGACGTTATTGAAGATGGGCTCATTGAAGATGATCTTCATCGCTTCGTTGATCCCACCCGTTCCCGAGGTCTGCGTCGTCTCCCCGGCAAACGCTAGCCAGGGTATCGCCACACCCGCTGCGGGGGCCACATAGATGGCCAGCAGCACCGACACAAGCCCGAGAACGACCTTCTCAAACCGTCTCATGGTCGCCTCGTAGTTGTGAGTTTTACGCTACTGAAGGACTGCTACCACTTGGTGCCGCGTACCCATCCTTTGGCACGTAGGCCTTTGATAGCATCCTTCACTCCCGCGCCTTTGGGCGGCGCTCCCGGTTCTGGTACGGCGCCTCCTGCGCCCGCTGAGGGCACAGCGGCGGCTTCCTTCCGGTTACGCACAGCCGCTCGAACGCGGTTCGGTGTCGCTTTTGCCTCTTCGGCCAGCCTCTGAGCCTCGGGACTTGCAGGTCGCGCTACTGAGGGGGTGGTGGAAGGCGGGGCCGACTGCCCCTTGTTACCCGGCTCGGACCCTATGCCATAGAGTCGAAGGCGGTTGGAAAGAATCGTTGGTATATCGTTCAGAAACCTCGGCAAATCAGCCGGGTTTATCACCTCGATTTTGCGTGACTCCAGAAACCTCTTCACGTCACCTCTGGCATCAGCTAAGAACTGAGTCGCCATACCCTGCGAGAGTGTCGCGGGGATCATCGACTGTAGTGTGTCCTCGATGCCGCGAGACTGTTCTCGTGCAGCACGTTGGTAGGTGATCGTATCCCGCACCTGGTCCTTCCGCTTGATACGATCGGTTTCCATCCGCGCCTGGCTGGCTTCCTTCACGCTGGCGTCCCGCTCCCACTCGTCTACTCTCTCGGTAACGGCGGAGTACACCTCGGGATCCGCGAGGAGGTTCAAGGCCAGGTCCTTCTTGATCTCCGGTGCTACGCCCTCCATGATGAAGTTGACCGGATCGTTCCGAAGGAACATCTCAACCTCGGCGAACTCCTCCTGCATCTGCGAGAGCTCCTGCCGGTCGGCCTTGATCTGCTCGCTCCGCCTGTAGCCGTTGTACATCTGGTTCATGCGCTCGGCTACGTTTTTGTCGCTCGTCTCAATCTCGATGGGATCGCCATCGGGTTCCCTGCTCGGGAGCTGAAAGACGAACGTCTCGTCTTCATCCTCGGGCGAGGGGGGCTGCTCCCCTTCCGGGGTAGTTGCCCCCTCCTCACCCTCGGGTACTTCGGCTTCTTCTGAGGGCATGCCTGGCGCCTCAGTAGTCTCGGCGCTGTCGTCTGTTGTGCCATCAGGAGGTAATGCGTTCGGGTCCTGCCCGAGGTCTTCGGGTTCGGTACCCCACTGGCTATCGTCGCTCTGCCGAGTTGACTCGATAGCCTGTTGGATCGGGCTTAGGTCGTCAGTCGTCGTCACTTCGTCCGGCATTGTACCTCCCGAGGGAATTAAGCCGCCTCAACCGCTGTGGGAGACGGCGGGCCTTCTTCAGTCTCTTCTTCAGCGCCTTCAGGTGGCTGTGGCGCCTGGTCGTTCACGTTCTGTTCGGTCTGCATCGCGTTCGCCGCCTTCGCCATCTCGGCCAGGATATGCGTTACGCGGTGGACCACGAACTGTTGCTGTGTCTGTATGTCGAGCTTCAGGTACTCCGGTGAAGCCATGAACTCCTCGTGGATCGCGAGGTGCGTCAGGTTGTCGTACCACTCAAACACGTAGATCGACTGCGCGGGCTCGCCCTGCACGAGCCGTCCATTCTCCTGCTCGGCGGTAACGCGGTGAATTCCACCAGGCCGGACAGCACGTCCCAGGTGCGGGAACCGTGCGAGCTCTAGGTAATGGTTCACCGCTGCCGGTGTACCTATTGGGCCGAACAGCCCCTCCTGGTACATGAGGCTGATCCGTGCCTGACGTTCCGACCTAGACTCGGGCAGCATGCTCTCGAGGTCGGGTACCACATTCACCTTGCCAGTCGAGAACATCTCAGGTAGGACCATGACGGTGCGTGCGACGTTATCTTCGCCGGCGTAGCTCACGATCTTTTCGGTGTCCCAGATCATCGGTAGCCAGGCGATCCAGTCCTCTGCGAGCCGCGCGAATTCTTCGACCGCGCGCTTCACTGTGGGTCCCAAATACCGATCGGCGTTGAACCTGAGCTCGCGCACGAGCTCGGCGGGCGCGTTCTTGGTGGGCGCTTTGCCTTCGGTTCCTTCCAGAACGCCCAGTTCCTTGAACTCCGTCTTCAGCCAATCCTGTGTCCTCCACACGTCCATCGAGATGTTCGGTGGTGCCACGTAATCAAACGCCTTGATACCCGTGCGCGCGTTCGCGAACAGAATCTCACCAGGTCGGTTGGTGATTTGGTTCTCTTTGATCCCTGATCCCAAATCGACCACGGCTTTCGGGTTGGTCGCGAGGTTCCGGTGCTCGAGTATCTGTGCGGTACCGCGATTGTACGTCTGTTGCAGCGGGTTCATCGCCTCTTGTGGAGTCGATCCACGAGGTCTACCCGGAATGTGCACGAACTCAAAACACCTGATCGGACTCGTGTACTTGAACCAAGCGGGCCTGACGCTATCACGGAGCACCTTGTTCTTCGTGACCACGAGCAGCCGCCCGCCCGGCGACTGGTCGTTCTCCTCCATCTCCGGGATAACCTTGCTCGGCGCCTTCCAGAGAGTATCTACTCTGACGAGTCCCGACTCGGTTTGCCTCGAAGTCGAGAACTCGCTTCCGGCTCTTGCTGACGCTGCGCCGTAGTACCCGGATCCGAACAGCATCCGGTAAAGCTCGCCGTGCCCTTCGGTATCCGAGTCCCTGACATCGGGCTCCACCCACATCTGGTAGAGGTCGAACACCTCTTCCTGTGTCAGGTAGGAGCGGTGCATGTGCCACCGTTTCTCGAACCAAGGCCTCGGGTTCCACTCGCCGCGACACTCAAGCGGTCCCATCACGTCCACCACGAGGGCGCCTTCCTTCTCGGAGTATGGCTCCCCAGTGACGTTGTAGCCCATACCGTCAGGCGTGAGCTCTACGAGGGGTGTACCGTCTTGGTCGTAGGGCGCCTGCTTGATGATGCGATCGACCGTTGAGCCGTCAGGGCGCACGAGCTGGAGCATCGCCGGACCCATGTAGCGACGGGTATCGCCCTTGTTCGGATCCACCCGTGTCTGGAGGAATGCCTGAGCTCCGGGAATGAGCCAGGCCATCAGCCGGTCGATCCGATCGGTCATCGCAACTTCCTGCCAGACCGTCTTGAACACCGTATCCATCGCCTCGGCCAGCATCGCGTCGATGCGATCGGGGCCGGGCCTGAAGGTGATGATCGGTTGGTTCTCGGTAAGGCGGGCGTGAGTGACGATGTACCAGTAGAGCAGTCGGTTGATGGCGGGCCGTTGTCTCCAGCGGCGTTCCTCGTCGGTCATGAGCCGCGTTATGTCGATGAATCGTCCGAGTCTATCGCTCCAAACGGACCATTGCTGGCCGCACAGCATGCGGATGTTCTCTTCGACCTGGCGCTCGTATTTCCTGAGAGGTTCGTCTTGGGGTTTCCAGTGGGCCTGGACGTATGCTATGCGCTGTTCGTCGTACCCGTCCGGCTCGAACGGGCTGCCCCGCATGGGAGGGATGGCGTTGAGGGAATCGAATCGCGCCACGTTCAATACCCGAACATGCAATCGGCGTAGTCCAGGGTGCCGTCACCGCTTGGCGTGAACGTGAACTTGATCGCTGGTTCGCCGTAGTGTGTGGCCACGTCCATCTTGTTCTCTGTTCCGGCAACGATCGCGACATCACCAGGGTTGTTTTCCGCGTACGCGGTGGCAGCGTCCTCGAGTCCTCGAAGGAACTCCGCCGATAGTGTGCCACCGGATGTGGTTGTAAGCATACGCATCCGGATCGTACGCACACCTGCACACGGAACCGTCCAAGTGATCGCGACGCCGTTGGAGAACGCGGCGCCATCGGCCCAGTCGCCTTTGCCCTGTCGCCAGCGGCGTACGGTCGTTGGGTCCGGAAGTATGGGATGTGACATCGCTTAACCTCCTATAAGCGCCAATATGCCCAAGGTTCGTTCAATGAGTCAAACGATTTCGGCGTTTACGTTCAGCTTCTTCGCGAGGTCCACACACGCCGCCCGTGTATTCAGCCCCACGCCGACAGTGCGCTCTCCGGCGTTGCTCGTCCAAAGCGCGAGCACGTTGTCTCCGTCATACACAAGCGCGTGCCTACCGGGCACCTCTTTACCGATCTCCTCAAGAATCCGTCGCGGGCTGGTGCCGGTGAGCTCGTCAGCCAGGAAGCGTGTGGGTTCCGGGCGCTCGATCTCTTCCTCGATCTTGCGCCAACGGACGGGAACGCCCACAGAGTAGCACGTCACAAGACCGATAAGGACCGCGATCGTCATCACCAACAACAGTCCCGTTACCATGTGCTCTGTACCCCGCCTTCCTCGAGTATGCGGATCGCCTCTTCTTCGATCTCGTCGTTCGAGAGGCGCCGCCCTTGTTCGTTTGCGATCGTGCGGATCATCTCTTTGGCGCGTTCGATTGTACCTTCAGAGAACTCCGCCACCGCTTGTCGTTCGTAATCGTCAAGCTGGAGAGCTCGCTGTTCCGCGTCCGGTTCCGGCTGAACCACATGAGCGTCATATCTGACGGGCGTACCGTGGACGATCGTGTTCTCGATTGTCTGTCGGCGCCCGATCTCACCTCGCCAGAGCCCGAAGAACACACCGGCTGCGGTGCCGATAAGGGCAAGCACGATTCCCTCAACTCCCATGTTTCAGCACCTCGTCAGGTGGAATGTCGGCTGCCACGTCTTTGACGGCCCGTTCCGGATTGCGGTGTGGTAGGATGGAATTCACTATCCAGCGCCAGAGAGCCCGCCACCACGTAGCCTTGCGGCGTTTCCGCTCATACCAGGAGAGGAGCTGTAGGAGTTCACCGCGCCTCACGTACCGCTGCGGATACTGGAAGTAATCCGCGAGCGTCACGGCGCGTGTATCTCTCGGTCTACGTTTCGTCATCCATTGCCCCCAGTCGTGCCCGCGTCACTCCTTCGATCGCGTACATGAGATCCTCGGTGCTGCACCCTGTCGCTATCTGTAGCTGCGCACCCAACTCAGCGATCGCGAAGCCGAGGATATTGATCGGCATGAGGTTTGCCGGTTCGTTACGCAGATCAACCGACCTGACACGGAGCGTCACGTCGTATCCGAAGTTCACCCGCTTGAACATGGCACGGACGCCAATTTCATCGGCGGGTGGGATCGGTATGGTCACAGGTACGCTCCAAACGGGTTATCGGCCAGTGCCTCGTCATCCTCCTGGAGGCTGCGAGGTGGTCGTGAGATACGTTGCTGCTCGGCTTCATACGCCAATGTGGAGGAGGACCACGCCTCCACGTCCCTCTCTTTGACCCCGATCGACGGCGCCGGCGAAGGCCTCGAGGCCGTCGCATACCGCGTCTCGTCGTACATGTCATCTCCGCCTTCGCCGAAATCATCGGCGTCCAGCTTCAGCACATCCTCCATATCGTCGGGATCGGTTGTCATGGACTCCAACTGCTCGAAACACTTGCGGTTGCCGTCTGTGTCCATGAACCGGAGCATCGGATCCCACCCGGTGTCGTCGTCCCAGGTGAGGAACTCGCGGAGATTGTTGAGCCCCATCACCCGCGAAATGTTTGCCTTTATGAGGATGATGCCCTCGTCCATGAACTGATCGGCTATTGAGCGCGTGTTCTCTCCACGAGCCCTCACTTCCGACCATGCGTCATGGCCGGCAACAATGTAGGCAAGCTTGTCGATCGGCACTTTGCGTTTGATCTGGTCGGCTTGTTGGTAGGGTTTCTTCCGTAGGCCGGTGATCGTATCGACCTTGAACACCACGCCATCTTCGTTCACAGCGTAGTGGCCGAAACTGAACGGATGCGCGAAGCCCCAGTCGAATGAGCCGAACTGCATCCAGTGACCGGGGATCTCGAAAGGTTCAACGAAATGTTTCTGCCAGTCGAGCTCGGAAAGCGCCGATCCGGCACCGGCCCTGAAATCGCCGTCTCGAAGCCAGCTTCTCCAAGGTTCCGGCAACCTGTTCAGTCTCTTCTCGTATCCGGGATCTCGCCGGCGGAGCTCCAGGTTATCGCTCACCGCGGCTCCCAGGAACACGTAGTCGTCGGGTTCCTCGAATTCGCGGTACCGTCTGTCGATGAACAGCCGCTTGAACCAGAAGTGACCCTGAGATCCAGGGTTCGACGGGTAGACCACGAACGGCCTCGAGTAGGGAACCGTTGCTCTGAGGCGGTTCGACACGAGCCAGGACACCGCCCACCAACTGTAGTGGGTGGCTTCTTCGAAGATCATTACGTCGTATTCCGGCCCCTGGTAGACAAACACGTCGTCGTCCTGCTTCAGAAACCCGAAGTACGTGCGCGACTGGTTCGGCCACTCCATCACCATGTCGGTGGTGTTGTAGGAGTAGATCCGTTTGCCCTCGTAATGCTCCGGGATCTCCGCCCGGATCTTGTTCACGTGGTTGGCTTTGATCTCGCCCTTGGTTTTCCGGAAGATGATCGACGTGGATCCGGGCCACATGAGCGCGACAGCGACAGCGAGTCCTCTAGCGAAAAACGACTTCCCGCCACCGGCCTGCCCGCCAAATCCGATATGTTCGGGGCCATTCTCGTTGGGATCTCTGACGAGAGGAGTGAGGTTGAACGCTTCGAGCTGTTTGGGCTGGAACGCCACCAACACACGATCCTGGTCGTGCGCGTCCTTGATCGTGACCACAGCCGAGAGGTGATCGGCAAGATCCTGCGGGCGGGGAAGCCTAGCCATCGAACAGCTCGGCAATCGGTGATGGCCTGAGAAGGTCTTCGAGATATCCGCGCTCGACCTCTGCCCAAGACGCATCGCCAGAGTTTTCTGGAAAATCCGGAACCGGCCCTTCGTCCTTGAAACGCCAGCCGGGATACCCCGGCACAGGCTTCCCAAACGTCTGATCCCACCTGTGGCCGAGCTCCTCCTCGGTGCACTTCACCAGCGGTCGGCGCCGAGAGCCCTTGCTCATTTCTTCTTCGCGTCCTTGACGTTGGCGTACAGGGCCTTCAAATGCTTCTGCGCTTTGTGGGCGTTCTCGTGCTCCCCGCCAGGCACCAACTCGATCTTCCCGTCCTCGTGGACCTTGTACACCCGTCTACCGATTCGTCTGTACGGCACGTTTCACCATCCGGATATCGTTTCGCGTGCACTCCACCCGCTCACCGTCCTCAAATTCAATCAACACCCGGCTACTCACGCCGTCAGGGTTCCGGTACAGCCAATCCACCACACGGCACAAGTCGTTCTGGCGCGGCCCCTTCCGAAGCCAGTAGTAGCGGAATTCGCTAGACACGGTTCTCGTCGATCTTGTGATCGCCGCACCAGTCGGTTGGATATACCGCAGGGAACCCCGCGATTGCCGGCGCGTGACGCCTACACCTCCCAATCGGCGCCCTCATGGCCTCGTACCCTTCACGTCCTTTCGGCACATACCATATGCACGTGCGGCACAGCATACTCTCTGCACGGCGTTCCCAGTTGTCCTGTTTACTTCCCTCACTCATACGAAACTCCTCTCGGCCTCGTATATCTCGCGGTACAGCTTCGACGTGCAGTGCGGGCAAAAGCCATACGTCTCCATGAACAACCTCTCGCCCAACTGGTGATAATCGGTGTGTACCTGAGCACAGGCAGGGAAAGCGCGGTCGTCGTCGTGGCGAAGCCCATGATCCTCGTGCGATGCCTGGACCTTGCCGACGCACTGGTGAAATGGGTTCACGAGCATAAGCCTCCATTTCCGCGAACTCATTGGACGCTCGCGTGCGGCGCACGGCTTCAACCTCAGCCACGCCAGATACTCCTCATCAACGACGTTTGGCATGTTGCCTCTGGAGCTCGCGAAGGGCCACACGCTGACGCTTGCCAAGTAAATCGTGCTCAGGGTGCGCTCGGTAGTAACAGTGAGGTGAGTGGTAACCCCACAGCCCTCCACATTCCGAGCACTCGGTCGCGTTGACTGTGCGCTTCAATCGAGGTCCTCTCCGTAAGAAACCAAGCAGCCTGCACCACCTAACGACGTTTGGCAGCAGGCACCTCCAGAAGCGCGACCTTCACGGCCTTCGCGATTGCCCGACCCATCGAAAGGGGAACGCCATTGCCAATCATTTGACGCTTTGCGGTCATGGTGAACGCCGTAGTGTCAAGCATGTCACGGGGAAAACCTTGCCGCTCAAGCATGTCTCCCACGGACAAACGGCGCCCCTCGTGGGGCGCCGCCCCTCCGGTTTGGTTTGGGCGTTTCTTTGTTTTCCCGCTACCACCGATCGCCACCGGCTGCTCTCGTGCGTCACACACAACAGACGGGTATTGTGCTGGCAGTTTCGTCGCGACCGGCAAATCAAGGGACGACAACCCCGCCCACCAGAAGCGGCGTGTCCGACTTGTAAACCCGCCGCAATCAACATCTCGAACTGTCGCCCAACCGACAGCGCCTAAAGGCGTCGGAGCGTCAGCAACGTTCTCCATCACCCACCAACGCGGCTGTGCTTCAGCGACTATACGCTCAAATTCAGGAATTAAATCGGGCGCCACACGATACCCTTGCGCTCGAATCATGTGCACCAGCCGACTAAACGCCTGACATGGTGGCCCCCCTATCACACCATCAAACTTCCCCGCTGGTGGATGAAACCTCCGAATATCCCCACCCCAAAGTAGGTCTGGACCCCGCACAAGACAGAACCCCTCCTCCTCAAACGCCATATCCAGGAGGCCGATACCCGGAAAGAGGGAAAGCACCAACGAAACACCTTCCATTACCGACCACCTCGTTTGGCAGCTTCACCCTCCAATCGCTTCAACGTCTGGAGATAGTCGATCTCGAACCGCGCTCGCTCCAACATCATGTAACACGTGAGAGGACGGTTCACCGGACCCTTCAATCCGAACTGACCCGTGTTCTCGTCCCACATGATGACCAACCGCTCCATCATCCTGTACGACTCGGGCATCTCCTCGGCCTGCTCGCCGCAATGACACATCACCCGCTGCCCCGGAGGAGCCTCACCCTCCTCCTTACACTTCGGGCATACGTAAATCCGCCTCTCGTCAGCCATTACCTCACCTCGTCGGCACCGCGTCAGTGTACGAACCGCACTTCGGACACCGCTCATACTTGCCCCATAACGCACGGTCACTCTTCATCCGCACAAACCACCGGCAATGCTCGCAAAACAACCGGAAATACTTCACACCTCAGCTTCGGCACTCAAAGGCCGACTCGCCAGCCTTGATGGTTGGCGTAACGGCGATAGCAAGCCTGCATCAAAACCCAGGCACCACGCACGATGATCACCCATACCGCAACTGCTGGCACAAGCTTAAAAGCGACGTCGTCAATCATTGGATACCTCCTCCTCAACCCCCGTGTTCTGACCCGCCTCGCCAGGGCCCCCCTCTCCCTCCAGATCCACCGTGTCCCCCACATCACTCATCACATTCACCGGACCATCGTGCATGTGACGCACTATCGCCTCCGTACCCTCGTCCGGACCCCCCTTACTCATCGCCACTACCATCCGCTGGAAATCGTCACTCTCCAACGTCTCTCCACCTACCGGCGCACCCATGCTCGTTACATAGTCGATCCGCACCGACCCACCATCCAAACGACGGAAACGCACGTTCCTACCCTGAAAGACCTGCATAACTGCCTCCTCACCTTTTTAGGCGAAAAAAATTCGCGGCTAGGGTCCTACATTGGGACCCCGGACGAACGACCACCCTTTTCTTGCTACCCCCCGTCGGTTTCCTCGATGGCGTCGGTGGCTTGCGTCTTGGCGTGACCGGGGTGTGCTCCGTGGATCGTCACCTGGATGGGCTCGGTGTCCTTCTTGGTGCCGATCGGTGACTTCTCGATGCCGGCGATCTTGCGGATAGCGTCCACGATGGCCAGTCGTTGGGCATCAGTTGCTGCGGGCTGCGTCATCCATACTGGCTCACCACACTCGGGACACACCGCATGGGCATCACACTTGCCACACCTGGCAGGCACCGGCTCGACTCCATCAAACCGCTCGATCATAACACGCACCATCCTGCCGAGCTCCGTCCTGGCCAACTCGCGCAACTCCTCATCCAACGCAGCCCGACCACTACTCGCCCGGTTACCCGGCACCCCACCACGCAACAGCTTGCCATGCCCATGAGAAGGCGTCTCCATAGGAGGCAACACACCCAACGCCTCAGCCTCCTCGACACACTTGGCCCGACGCGGAGCACTCTTACGGAGCGCACGCAGCTCAGAGAGCCGTCTCTTGCTCCCTGGTTTGGGCAGAGCTCGGCCTGTTTCGGGGTCACGCAGTGTTCCGATGGACGGATCGAAGATGATCGGTTTGGAGGTGGGTGTTGGTTGGTCGTCTTGCATGGATGCGAGGTTAGTGGTTTCGGGGTGTTTTGGTCAAACTGGTCCCTCCAAAATGGTTGCGCCACGCAACTTGGGGCTTGACACCACGGCTCCGCCGTGCTACCCTACCCTACAGCCCACCCTCGGGCGACGGCGACAGTCCACGGCCGGCAGACAGTGGACAGACACGACGGAGGCAGTATGTCACTCACCAAGCAGCAGCTCCTCGATGCCGACCTCGGCGACCCCAAGACCTACCGTATCACTCGTGATGGCGATCGCGACATCCAGTGTAAGGGATGGGAGATAGGTACAGGCAGCACGTACGATGCGATGCGATCCACGACGCGGTGGACGACAGTCACCATCTACCTCACCACGGGCGGTAATCTCGTGACGCAGCGCGGCTCGATCACGCAGTGGCAGGGTGAGGATGACCACTATGCCGCTGCGATCCACCGCGAGCCTGCCGACGCACTCGCATGGCTGGTGGCGGATGGCGGCGACTACCTCGGCCCGGCTAGCAAAGAGGCATGGGAAGAGGCGTGCACGACGGTCCCAGCCCTCGAGGACCACGACACCGAGCTCGTAGACTAGCCTCTATCACAGGAGAGACAAGATGATCACCCCACGATTTACCCTCAGGCGCGTTGACGATCATATCGACATTATCAACCACAGAGGCACGATAGTCGCCATGCTCGTCGACGGCCAAGAGCAGATCTGCCACGATCCATACGCCGACTCATACGCGCTACTCATGGACGAGCCCGCCACCGACTGGCCGCAGGCGATCATAGACGCGGGCTTGGATATAGACACCATCCGGACCATCGACTCGATGCCCGTACCCGACATTACCATCTAACCTCTCTCTCCTCCACCTTCAGAGCCCGGAGCAGTCAGCCGGGCTCTTGTTGTATCCCCTCCTATGGTTGCGCTACGCAACCAACTGTGCTATTATCCATGTGGAGGTAGTTGCAGGACGACAATAGACAAGGAGGATATCATGACTGCTGGAGTGCAGGCACAGCCTGCCCATCCCCCCAATCCCCCCCAAGCTCCACGTGCCGAGGACAGACTCCCGCCAATGGAGACTCCTTGGGGAAGGTCTGACTTCACCGAGCATCTCGGATGCGGCATCATCGCGGTTTCCACGCCATCTCATGGTGGCATGTACGTGCCGAAGCATCTTCACTGTCTCATTCCCGATCGTGCACGCGCATGGGCTGCGAAGTGGAGCGGAAGCGAGAGCTGGTATGAAGAGGACTGTGCTTGGGCGATCGTGGTGCACTGGATACCCGAGCCATTCGCGAAGGAGTTGCGTGAGTCTGCTGCGGCCATGCTGAAAAGCATGATCGAACGCGGGAGGTTCGATGCCTAAGGACTATCACGGTCCCGAGGACATGGGTAAGCACGCGCGGCACATCGCCAAGGTGCACCGCCCGATGCCCACATACGGCAGCCCGACAGACTGCCAAGGCTGCGACCAAACCCGACTCTGCGATCCCTACATCGTCACCTGGGACCAGATCGAGTATCTCGAGGGCCGGCTGGACACGGAGGCGCAGATCGAGCGCGTGTACTACTGCCCTGACTGCTACCTGGACATCACTTGCGTAGGGCTCGACCACGCCGAGTCTGTGATCCTGGAGTGGAAGGCTGCCGCGATCGAGCTCATCGAGCACGCAACCGCGATCGTCCTACGGCTGGACCTAGCCGACATCGAGAAGGCCAGCCCAATGTGCTCGGCGATCCGCGAACCCCTACGGCACGCCATCATCGCCATGCGGCGTGTACTGGAGGACTGATGCCACGCTACCAATTGATGGACGGCGTGACCGGAGAGCGCCACGAGACGGCAGACGATCCTCGCGACCTACTCGAACCCTACATGCAGGGCAAAGACGTGTTGGTCGCGTTCAAGGACCACAGCTACGCCGTGCAGTGTGAAGACGGCCAGCTCCTTGATTGGATCGCCGTGCCGGTGGTGGATAACCACGCATGACAGCCTGTTACTACAACATGCCCCCAGGGTCAGCGGAGGCATACGACCGGTGGCTTCGCGAGACGGAGCCACCACAAGAGGAGGAAGACATGGACACCACACCACACCCCAAGTTCGTGCAGATCGCGTACGGCGCCGGCAACGACGGCTACGACGAAGCTCTCCTTGCGCTCGACCAGGACGGGAACGTCTGGGAGCACATCGCGAATGATCGCACGTACAGGCTCAACACGCCCAACGAATACACCAAGAAGAAGGGCTGGCACCCGCTCGTCATGGATCGACACGAGGGTTAACCTTCACCCATGACACCGAAAGAACTTGAGGAGGCTCTCCAGCGGCTCGGGCTCACCATCCCGATGGCCGCTGACCTCCTCGGCATACACCGATCGCACCTTTGGAAGATCCTGAAGGGTCAGTACGAGGTGCCTGGGCCGGTCGCTGGCTGTGTGGAGTGCTGGCTCGTGAGACAAGAGGAGAACTTCAATGCCGCAGATTGAACACATATACCACCACCCAGGGGGAGGCCGAAAAGATGTCGCGCGGAAGATTGATATGGGATTCGATCCGGACTGCGAGACGCTACGGTTCCAGTGGGCCTTGATTGAACGCCTGGAGCGCATCGCCACGCTGCTGCAATCCATCAAGGACGAGAGGAGCGCCGCGAACCACCTGGAAGCCAACCACCCGTCAAGGATATGAGGCTCCTACTGAACGCCCTCCGTTTGATCGCCATCTACGGAGGGCTGTTCCTCGTCGCGTACGCCCTCAACAGGCTTCTCTGACGGATCGCCGACCACCACATCACAATGGACAGTGATTGTGGCAAAACACACCTCGTCAGGCCGAGATTTCTCACCGTCCGGCAAAACACGAGTGATCGTTGCATCCCCGTTCATGTACGCGCGATACAACCTTATATCGCTAATCATGTGTGGAATCTAACTCCTCGTCGCCTACATCCTGAACCGGCTTCTTTAACCACTCCTCAAACGAGAGCTGCGTCCGGTTTCCCTTGCTGAGGCGCAGCCACTCCTTGTGCCGCTCCACGATCTCGCGATCGCGCGGAGGACCGCCACGAGTGCATACGATCGCGTTTCCATGCACCCGGCACGGCATCACGCACCCACCATCGCCAACAGGTAGAACCCGATCGCCGTGAGTAGGTGCCACACTCCATGACACCACCGGGCGATCGGCATCGGAGCCCACCGTTCCCTGTCGAGGTTCCAGGCCAGGTACGCCAGACCGAACGTCAGGATCGCAAGCCCGTTCATCCAGGTCACGCCAGCCTGTAGCACGATGATCGCAAACACGATGCCGATCGCATGGTTCAGGTTCACCTTCGGATCGAACTTATTACGCATGAGCCCGAACAGAGCTCCAGTTAGCAGGCCGATCCAGCTACCCGTCGCCAGGTACCCGAGCACAGCGAACATGCCGCTGTCATCGCTACCCGCTGCCCAGTTGATACCACAGCACCGAATCGTCTTGAATGCGTGGTACACCGCGCTACCCAAACCCAACCAGAACATCGCGATCGCAAACCGCTCGTCGCCGGTCTGGAGGAAATACAGGGCGCCGGCTATCACGTAGACGATGTTCGACCAGGTGTTGATGTCGCTGTACGGTGGTTTCGATCGCTTTAGGTACTCGTCGTCGGCCCAATGGCCGTACTTCCAGTATTCGGTCACAGCACACTCTCCTGTATCTCGCCCTTGGGTAGGACGCATATCTCGAGTCTGGGGTTGTGGCGCTCGGTGTCGAAGCGGTACTCGTGGGCCTCAGACACCTGCTTGTCGTCGTCGTACGCGGCGCCCTGGAGCGCATCCTCCACCACCTTGATACGGTTGGTAAGGTCGCCTATTCTCTTCTCGCGATACCACACGACGATGAGCGTCACCTCGGTAGGACCGGGAATCGGCCTCATGCCGGCTGCGAGCGCGAGGTTCTGCGCCGACTTCTGGTATTCCTTCGCCTCGGCGCTCTTGTACGTGATTGCTCGCCACCGCTTGCGAGCTCGGCTGTACCTGGCCGTAGTGCGCCAGTATCGGTTCGATGATGGCGGAACGGGTAGCGTGAGTACCTGGGCACCATCAGGAAACGGAGAGCTCACGACTCCACGGCCTCGTACGTGTCGTGGAAGATGCCAGGCTCGCACGGGTACATCTCACCTGCTACGCCTGTGATGATCCAGTCACCGATCTCAGCGAACACTTCGCCTTCCAGCGATCGACACGCGAGCTTGCACGTGGACACCCTGGATCGGTCGGGGTGCCAGTACGCAGCGGCGACCTGGAGCTCCTTCGGCAACACCCGGCGCTTCTCCAGTATCTCGAGCGCGACCTCCTCGGTGAGCTGCCACGCATCAACTACAACGGGTTTCTTGCGGTATTTAGCCATCGATCGGTTCTCCCGGATACTCCATGTC